ATATATGTAAAACATTATTTCCTTTATATCCACATGAGCTAATTGTAGTCCTCATTCCGTGGGTTTTGGCCCATTCTGTAAGATATGAAATTATTTCTATGTCTTCGCTAGTAAATTCAGACTTGTTGGTAGAACCGTCCCCTAACCACAATCCTAAAAGATACGGGTCGAGAAGAATATTTGAATTTGGATTATGAATATCTATTTCGTCTGCACGCTCCAGATATCTGTTTTGTTTTATATAAGATTTCTCAGAATCTTCTTTTATAATCTCAAGAGGATTTGCAAGCTTTTCAAATAAAACATTCTTAAAATGATTCTTCTCGCAATAACGTATGAGATGTTTGCTATTTACAACCTAGTCTTCACAACCGCTTCCGGCTTTCAGTCTGTACATGTTATCTATACCAACATGTCTATCGAGCACTTTTCTCGGTTTGCCATCCGGTCCCATTACAGAATCTCCAACTTTAATGTTTTCTATTTCTTTAATAGTTCCATCGGACATAATTACTTTTGTTCCAAAAGCCAGACACTCGTAAGGATTTATGAAGTTTACACCCACGCTAGACAGATAATGCATCCAGCGATCTGGAGTTATGTTCATAGACTTAGGAATCTAGGTAATATCCATATTTACTACTTTTCCCTTATCTCTTGCTATAGCCAACTCTAGTCTATACCAAAGTACTATGTACATATATTGCAGAGGTTTAAGTATACTTACAAGTGACCTAGGCCTAGAGTTAGTATTGCTATAAATACATCCGCAATAAGGTAACTTTTGAGAATTAGGATTGTCAATTGAAACATGCTGATACTCAATAGGCTGAATACCAAAGTATAAGTCAGTACCTGCGCGGTAACCTTCCCAAACTTCTACAATCCAGTCAGGTTCTATTGAGATTTCTTGTCCTGTTTTCTCATAAGACTCGTCCATTATTTCAACTTGAGCTTGGCCAGCTTCGTCGAAGTATGTAACATAGTAAATCTTCTTAAAAGACTTCCAACAACAATGCCAAACGTTGATAGCATATCTAGTCTTCTAATCCATGAGAGGATTATCATAGATATGCATTTGAATGCTATTGAAATTATCTACAGGGTCTTTCTCGCCTATATCATTAGAAGGACGACCTGTAAGCATTTCGTTGAGTTTATTTAGATCCTTCTCAGTAAGTTTATTATAGTAGCGATCATAGATTTCAGCTACCGGCAAGCGCATTCTACGACAACACCAAGAGCCGTCTTCTATAAATTCTAGATCGGGACTATGATCATAAGAGAAGTACATTGGATTTACCCTCTCCATATAAGGCTCATCGTTCTACACGCCCACGTAGTATATCTCGGCGCCAGCGATAAGAGCATCTTTCCAACCTTTAATAAATTCATTGTCGATGTTAAGTTTTTCCCTTAAATATGTGAGAGTATGATATGCTGTATTCTCTACAACATCTTTATAATCCTTTTGCATATATTTAGCAATTGCTTCTGGTGGCATTACTTCACCGCTCTAAAGCTATTGCTAGAACTGCTATGCCTCCTCAGGACTCATACGAGCAGTGATAGATGCCATAATATACTACATGAGCATCTCTTTCTCTTTGTCCATAAGCTCTGAAGCTGCTTCCTGCGACGTTCTCACTACCCTGAAGTTCATCGGCCTCTTTGTCTCTTCACCTATAAGGAGGTCCACCTTAGGCCTAATTATATTGAAATCTTGAGGAGTAGCGGGAAACCCATCTTCTACTTTAAACGGGTTTGTAATACGCTTGAAGTCTTTCTCATCAAATATAGAATTATAAAGGTTGTAGTAGGTCTATATCTCTCCGAAGCGTGTCTTGGTCATTCCACCAGACACCACGTTTCCCTCACCTATGATATAGTTTACGCAGTCATGCTGCCATTGCTCATTTTTCTTCTTGAGTGGCAACTTCTGTTGAGGGAATGTTGCATTATATAAATTATCTTCTACTCTAACCATTGTTAAAAGCTAAATAAAGGTATATCATCTTGCACACCACTATTGTCTTCAGCATCCCAATATCGCTAACTGAATAGTGGTAATTCGAAGAGTTCAACCTGTTTGTTCTTTTCTTTTGCAGCTGACACTTTAACCTAATAGAGCTCTTCTCTGTATATCATAACCATACATAGAGCAATAACGCGGTCTACGTTTCTTACACCATCGTTCTCTATTAACTCTTCTATAAGTGGTTCGCTGTATATTCTTTCTAGATTAAGGTGGCCTTCTTCATATTCTTCCATTAGCCATTCGAGGATTAATCCTTCCCCGTATGCCCTAATCTACTTAGTCATGTGACAGCCTTTACGGCGCTGTACTTTACTGTCTTTAAAGACTTCCGTAATTATCTTATCGGGTTGATCAGCCAGTAGGTAATCGCAATGCTTGTTTGTGAAGTAAGGGTAAATACCCTTACGTTCATTCTCAAACAACAATCGTGCATTATAGAATATCAATAGCTTACGCACGTTTTCGTAATATTCTTCTGCAGTATCGGGTCTACCTGTATATTCCGCTACGATCACATCATTCCAAGCTTCTCCCGCTCTAACGCGTTTAAATATAAACGTCGATCCTAAGGAGTTAGTGAAGGACTCATCGTGATCATAAGGATCACAGTTATGTGTCATAATACATCTGCAAGCAAATGTATGTGTAGCGCACTCAAAATTATATACATTTCCTGTATATATATCGTGAATTATGTCGTCAACTTTCAACCAAACAGTACCATTTATAAACTTAATATTCATTTTACTTTTCTTACAATAAGTAGACTATTTTAATAATTTAATCTTTCTACTTTCGTATACAGCAAATTCTGACAATTTTAAATTATCTTCTGTCGCTATATTTATTCTATAAGATTGTAAAGAATGTATATTATGTTTACTCGTATACTCTTTTTGGTGAACTACAATAGAGTTTTTTATTTCAAGAGCATATAATAAATCCTGTATATCTTCAAGTAATTCTAGATTTACACTAGTAAAATTAACTCTTATGTTTCCTTTATCTCTGAATACAGATCCATCAGAATCTAAAAATCCTTGTAAATACGCAAGTTTTATTCCGTAACTCCCTTGTTTAACCCATTCCGGAACACGTTTAGTATAAGCAGAAATTCCTACAGATTTATCAAGTTCTTGAACTAATTCTTTAGATGTAAATCTTCGACTTTGTTCAGTATTCTTATGAATATGTATACATGTTCTACCAAACAATTCTAATACAAGCTTATCGTAAAATTGTGCAAGATCTTTTTCATCTTTACCAATCGACATGTATACATCATAAGATTTTCCGTTTATATTGGTAAATCCGTCTCCTGTAAATAAGCCGTAAAAATATGCGAGTTTTCTTTCTTTATCGTCTTGAGAACCCCTTGTCCATAAATATTTTTCTTTATCAGAATAATACACGTTTGGAATCTCAAGCCAATCGTCTTTTAATAATTCGCTAGCTTTTACAAATCCTCTATTTCCCGTCCATATAGGATGTTCTTTTGTGAAGTTAGTAGTCCTAAAAGATCCGTAAGGCTTTATCCTATATGTGTCTTCGTTTACTTTGTTTCTTATTTGTATATTTTTAATATCGACTAATTTACCATCCTTGTTTACCAGCTTATCTCCTAGATCCACGTCTTCAACGTTGACTAATCCACGCTAAGTCCAGACTTTTTCGCCTGGCGTAAGACAGCCGCCAATGTATAATCCAAATGGCGGATCTGTAATAGGGTATTCCCAGATGACTACGGATCCTTCTGGTTTGTCATCTTTCTTTAAGTGATAAGTAGTTATATCCCCAGATTTCTTTTCTACTGCTTCTACGCCACCTTTACCATCCCACTTTAGATCTACTATATGTTTCATGTTCTAAAGCTTCTTATTGGTTCTAATGCGGGTTAATTGGTCCATTAGCAGCTTTCTAGGGAATATGTTTTTACCGAGCTCTAAGACGGCTTCTTGTGGCTTTATAGGACGTTCTGATATAAATCTATCTATAGAACTCTATGAGGCACCTCCGTCTTTAATTTTATTGCGTTGACGAATGAGCTCTTCGATAGCTAAGTCTTTTAGACTATTGCCATCTTTATCCATCAACTCATTACCATTAGCATCGACACCTTCCATGTTACTCCAAGAAGGTACGAAGAATCCACAATTAGTTTCTTCTGCTTTATCGTCCCATATATTAGGGAAGCTAAGCACGTTGTATGCTTCAGGCTTGTAGAACAGCTCTTTAAGTCCTTCGAAGGACGAGTTGTGAGTAATTATTCCGTTTACAAGATATGTATGAGTATCGTCTGCAGCAAGATTATATACAGTTTGTAAACCGATATCTTCTACAGATTTTATTGTTTCATACTCAAAATCATTTTTATACCAACGTTTCTTATTCTTACAAATTTCTGCAATAGCATCTAGCGCTGCCTTTTTGTATTTAACTCTTGGCTTTACATTTCTTTGTAAATTCAATAAACTATTTTTATCTGTAATCTCTACATTATAATAGGGATGTAAATCACGAATAGTTCGTTCTGTACGGAATTCCTGTTTCTTCTGAATAGCTGCGTGAACTCCTATTTTCTACAATAAATCTCTAATGTCTTTTGCTAAATTTAAACTTACCGTAGTTATTAGAGCGTTTGTAGAGGGTAATCTATTTCCGTATTTGTTTCCTACTCTAATACATCCATCCGTGTCAAACAATCCGGCAAGTAGTTCACAGCATTGTTCTTTAGTACAAGAGAATATCTTTTGTGGTAATCTTTTATTTACTCCGGTTTGTCCTTGTATACCTAGTTCGCGAAGATGAGTTATTACTTTTCTCAATCTAAGAGCCTTAAATACTCTACCATCTTTAGTAATGTGCGATTTTCTAAACGGTACACAGTCATAATTATTTTCTATATACGAAGTAATTTCTTCATCGGCGTTGAATATACAAGGCGATGTTCCTCCGTATGTACCGTCTCCAACAAGCAATCCAACTAAATACGGATCAAATATTGTTTCTGTGCCAAACACAGAAATATCCTATGAAACAGCAATGAGATCTCCTGGTTTTAATTCCCCGGCATCGATCCATTCCCACATTCGGCATTTATTACAATCGTATTTATTACTTGCATAAATAGGATGATCTGTACTACATTTTATTTCTCTATATTGTTGTGTATTTATACAAACACATTCTTTTTGTATAGGCTTGTTTATATGTGAGATGTCGTTTCCATATATCTACTGAGATTCTACATCATACCCAATGATTCCATCTGACATATGCAAATCCTCAATGTTAATTTGCCTTCCGTCTCTAGTATAAACTTTATTTCCAGCCGTAACACAACCTTCGGTACCACCGGTACCAAAGGCTATCATAAGTCCGAATGCCTTACCATCGTCTGTTTCTACAGCAGGTTGTTCAATACGCCATGCAGTAAGTAGGTTGGGGAATTTACCACCCTCCTCCCATAGCACAAGCTTACCACGAGTACCACGAATACGTTCGGGATCGTTCTTCAAAGTAACACCAGCTATACGAGACATATAACCTTGTTCAGTCTCTTTACCAAACTCATCTTTAATCTTAAAACCTGCTACACGCTCCATACGAGTGTTTACAAGACGTTGCTTAGACCACTCTGTGTTCTTATCTATGAAATCCATGATCTACCAAGCTTTAGTTAATAGACCATCTCCAGTTAAGAACTTCTGTTCAGATGCTACAGCAAAGTTTTGTGAACCTTTTATCAATGTGTAATTTCTTACTAACATTGAAGCTCCTTTAAACGAGTAACCTCTTTGACGAGATTTTAGTACAGCTAGATGTTTTCCTTCTATCTCAGCTTGTTCTACTGCATTGAAGTAATAGTAATCCATGTCCCAGAATCTTGGGAAGCCAAATATACGTTCGCGTCTTTTGCGCTTATTACCATATCGGTCTGTATATTCTACTTCCTCAAGTTTCATGATAGGACAATAGTTTAAATAGAAATAATGGTAGCCAGTAATAGAATCTCCATCTGGAGCAACATATCCATTCAAACACCGCTCCGTTTCCTGGTCCCAGTATTGTATATAGTCTGTAGTGCCTCGCGGAGCCAGTGTGTAGCATCCATGTTCTTTAAAGAATCTAGCTGCTTGCTAAAACTTCGCGGAATTTCTTATTTTCTTATTAAAGTCTACCATTGTATATTAATTAATCAAGAAGCTCTTTTATTGTTCTTGTTATTTCTTCTACATCATTATAGTATGCAACATACTCTTCGTCTTGCGGATTTAATATGCCATGACGAAGTAATTGCTGCTCTTTTCCGTTAGGATACTTCTTGGATACTATAAAGTTAACCATCTCCTTATATGTAGGAGCATAATCAAAATCAGTAGGAATATATGTTCCGAGTAAATGTGTTTTTACATTTCCTTCTTCATCCTCTTTCTCAATAGGTTCTGCTGAAATGAAGCATATAAACCCATTTTCACCTGGTTGAAGTTTTTCTACGTCCTCCCACTTTACAGGTCCTAACTCCGCAGTTTTTAAAGTAATGTTTTTTAAATTCATAATACAAGTCTTTAATATGTGTTTTCAACAAATGAATACCATCGCAGTGTATAAGCCATCCATAATAAGAAGCGATTCTTTGTCTGAACGATTCAAAAGGAATGCCATTATATTTTCTTAACATTCTTTTGAATCTAAATTTTAGACTCTTTCTTATTTTAGTATAGGTGTGTTTAAAGACATACCCTGCGAAGTCTATTCCTTGATCTGTTGGAAATAATCGTATTGGTTTTAGATGCAAATCAATAAATGATAATTTTTGATTTATTAATCTAAATATCTTATATAAATGTTTCTTTGTTTTACCTAATATTACGATATCATCACAATATCTATAATAATGCTTACATCTTAGCACTTCTTTTATATAATGATCTATCTTAGTAAGATATGCATTTGCAAAGAATTGGCTTAAGTAATTTCCTATAGGAACACCAGTATTAGAAGAATATATTATCTCTGAAAGTATTGTTATGGCCCATTTATCTTTTATCTTCCAACTAATCATTTCTAATAGCTTAGACTGATTTATAGAAGGATAAAACTTTTTAATGTCTAATTTCAAACACCATTTTGTTCCAGAGTAATCTTTTCTTAAATCATGTTCTATAGTATTCTGCATTTTATGAATACCTCTATTCTTTATACAAGAATATGTATTCTTTATAAACCAATTTTCAAAGATTGGCTCTAGAACTCTCATCATAATATGATGTACTATTCTATCAGGATAATACGGTAACTAGTATATCAATCTTTGTTTTGGTTCAAATATTGTAAATATATGATACGGTGATGTTTTATATGAACAATCGTTTAACTTCTACTATATATTTTCTAAAGTTAAATCATCCCGTCTATCGAATCTTTTGACGCCATATGTTTTTGTTTTATTCTTCCTAGCTCTCTTTTCTGCCCAGAAGATATTGTTCATATCTAAAATCTTTTCTTTTAAATTGTTATACCGTTTCATATTAGGTTGCTATAGCCCACAAAATACCGTTCGCAGTATAAACTGTTACCTAGGAATCAACATGGGATATATGTGTTATCTTTCACGTCTTACAATACTAAGACCGTTATACAGACCACCATTACGTGTCATGTGTATAATCGCGCATACTCATCATTGTATACGGCAGAGGTTGACGGCGGCGAATTTTTAGTTAAATTAATTTTTTGTATAGCCTTAAACGACTGCCAATATTAGCATTAGCATTAGAAGAATCATTATTCGCATTAAAGTAGAAGAGACTGCATTTCGTACCATTATTCGCATTACTGCTAGAGTTCAATACTCGCTAACTGCTTTTTTGATCTGTTACTGAAACGCTGCATCTTGTTACCTGGAATAATTTCCCAGCCTACTAAACACTGATCTAATAGACAGTAACATGTCCCCGTAAACCTTGTATTAATTCACCGAGGGTTTTGTGTTCTGGTAATATTGTATTGATACTACCAGAACCCCTCTCCCGATTTTTACAACTTGTCTGTTGTTATTTCATTACTTTAAAATATTATTCAGATGGAGTGTAGTACAAACGACCGCCAATACGAGCATCAGCATAAGAAGAATCATCATACGCATAAAAGCAGAAGAGACCGCACAACGCACCATCATGCGCATGACAGCTAGAGCCCAACACCCGCCAACCGGTATTATTAAACCAGCTGTAATCATACAGGTATGAACTTGCGCTTCCTCCATTAGTCAATGGTAAGAAATCTGCATTTCCGTCTATAAGCCAATTTTTAATCCATCCTTCTGTGCCCTGATAACAATCAGCTGTACGAAGTACATAATTAGTACTTGTATTATCTGCAAACTTAGTAATATCATCACAAGTATAAATAGTACTCTTATGAGTTTCTCCGTCGCAGTATACATTCACACCATCAGTCCACTTCCAAATATGACCAAATGGATTCTCAATACCTCTATATGAAGGAACAGATACTTCAACTGCTGTAGTTGTAAACTCTCCAGCTGCAAACTTATATGTTACTACTCCAGTAGAGTTTCCTAATCTCTTAGTAACACCACATGGAACAAATGGATTGTATCCATTAAAATCACCCCAGGCAGTCCAATTTATGTTAGATACGCCAGCACCAAGACCACCTTGCATATATCCTTCTGTAGTCTTTGTAGCATTATAATCAGCTTGTGAATTAAACGTACAATACTCTACAACAAACAGACGTACCCAAGCCATATATGCTTTCCAATATTGCTGAGACCAACCAGTACCACGAGCAGCAGCACGTGTTCTAAATCCATCTCTAGTTAAATTAGTTGCAGGACGTCCTAACAACGTCTTTATTCCATCGTATGTAGTATTTCTATTTCCACCTCTATGATCAGCAGCATCTGTACTATATGTTATAATAGCATTAGCACTTACACTACCATCCTCATTATAAGGAATAGTTGCATCACAGATGGAGAACAATTTTTTAGGTGTATCTGATGAAGCGTCGTTTGATGTAGCCTCTACAGCACTTATATAACATTTGGGAGAATGTAAAGTACCTTCTGCCTCTGAAGGATATATATCTATCCCATAAACACCATCTTCGTTTGTACCTATATACCAGTATTCTGGAACCTCTACCATATACTGTCCATGTGCTCCACTATAATCTACTGTACTTCCGTCTGTGTATTTCGTATAATCTTTTGGATCAATGTACCCGTATACTGTACCATCGTCCTAAAGCATACATCTGCGCATTTTATTTTGTATTGGAAGAGTTCTATGCATTTCCATGTTACCTCTACGGGTAGGAGTCGCATTTGTACTAGTCCATTGTACACCATAGCTAAGACCAAGAATATCATCAGATGCTGTAACAACAACAGAACCATTAGAATATACGCGCCCGTTTTCTATATAACATCCTACATTTGAGTATGTCTACGGATTGTTATTCTGTGTTTTCGATCCTATTATAAATAGCTTATCTGTAGTATTTGTAGAACCAGCTGTGTTTTTAGTATCTGCATCTTCAGGAAGCTGTTCGGATGGAACTTTACCTGTAGAATCAAGCGTAGCTACACCACTTGCCGCACCTTTCTCTGAAGAAGGTATTGCGTTATTATCTTTAATATTATATAGTGTATAACCAGGCTCCCCAGAACTAGGTACAACTATTTTTGAAATATTACTATTCATGTTTTTACATTATATATTAATAAATTTTCGTCGTCTCCGTCATACACAATTATAGCCTTCGCTTTATCAACTTCTTCAGCTACATAACGTTTAATATCTTGTATATCCTATTCTTGTTTTTGTCCTAATTCTTCAACGACGTTTTCTAATTGTTCCTCTCTGTCAGATATGCCTTGGATCCACGATTCAGCCTGTTCTTTATTTCTTTTTACTGAGTTAGCAAGCTCTTCATATTTTTTATTTTTACCAGGATCTGAACTATCTATTAGATTTAATACAGCATTTGCATCGAGAATATCCCCCTCTTTGTACACTGGGGGGTACGGATGAACTCCTACGAGAACATCCGGATGTATATTTTTTCTAGATCTCGTTCCATACCTTGCGAGATCAACAAGAGAGTGTTTCTCTTTTATCTACGGTATATACATATCAATATTTATTCTTCGAGTGTATAGATCTCGTAAGTATGTAAATAAATATTTAAGGGAGTGGGCATGTATACCCACTGCCCCTAAATAATATCATCAAGAAACTGTAATAGTAGCAGAAGTACCAGTGAATGTCTGAGCGGCAGCTGTTGCAGTGCCAAGACCGGTGATAACAGTCTCAGTTGTAAATGTAGCAGCACTACCAGCATCAAACGTATCAGCAGCCTTAGAAGGCAGAGTACCTGCACTCCAAGTATCGGCAGTTTTGCTTGGTAATGAACCTGCATCCCAAGTATCAGCAGCTTTAGAACCTCCACTGAACGTATCAGTACCATAAACAGCAGCAGTAAATGTACCCTGTTCTGTTACAGCATCAGATGTGCTAGCAGCAGTAAATGTAAGAGTTTCATTCTCCTCGTTTACAGAAGCAGTAACACCCTCTGTAGCAAACGCACTCTTGGTAGAAGCGCCGAGAGAACCGCCAGAGAACCCACTGTGACTATAAGAAGCAGGAGTAAATGCACCCTCTGTAAAGCTGGGAAGAGTACCTGCACTAAATGCACCTTCGGTAAACGAAGGAAGCGTACCAGCACTGAAAGCACCCTCAGTGAAAGAAGGAGCTACGGCAGCATCGTCGACAGCTTTCAGTACAGTCTCACTAGTAGTACCAGAGAAGCTAACGCTAGACGAAGCATTTGTACCAGCCGGAGTATAAGAAGCAGATGCGTCGTCTTTGAAAGCAAGAGCCTTCAGAGAACCAGTAGAACCGTACTCCTGCCACTTAGTTCCATTGAATACGAACTCCTTATCAGCAGCAGAACCCTCACCACTACCTGCTACAGCAGTAACATCACCAGCAACAGCGGTTACGCTCTCCTCATCAATAATAATTGGGTTAGTAGTATCGCCATCTGTCAGAGCAGTAGTTGTATAACCCAACCAGTGCATGGCACCAGTGATTGATGACTTAATGTCCGCAATATCACTCCACGCTTTTGAGTCTTTCAAATCATAGGTTGTTGAACCTACGGTAAGTTTAGATAAATATTTTGCCATGTTGTAAAATTAAATAAAATTTATATGGTTATTATAATCCGGGGATGTGTACATTTTCCTCATCTTCGTCTACAATAGCCTATAGTTTATCTTTAACATCGTCAGAGAGATCTTCTACCTGTATAGTTCCGTCGGCGATATCAATGGATGTTACTGAACCAGGACCAAGTGAACCACCACCTGCGGCATACTTCATAACCCATTGGAATGTTTCATCTATATATGATTTTACAGTATGAGGTATATCTGTCTCTTCATTATATAAGAATATAATTTTAGAATTTACATCTTCTGTAAAACAAGGAACAATCCATGGAAGTTTAATGCTAGAAGAAGCTACAGCTCCTTTCCAACACTGTACGCAGTAAGGAGGCCATACGCCAGCTATCTTATCTGACAGTCTAGCAGGTCTATCTTCGTTCTCATTCCACCTATCCTCATCTGGGTAAGCTTCATAATACTTTTTCAAACCTCCGTTTTGATAAGATTTGTTCCATGAAGCTTCGTCACAAACATAATTATAACTTCTAGATGCAGTATCTACACCCGTTTCTTGAGATTCAAGAAGCATTTGGAACCATGAGATTTCAAACGTAGTATGTTCGTTCTCATCAAGTTCGTATTCTTCTCCAAACTACTCTGGTACAGAAGCAACGCCCCATTCTTTATGGCCGTTACCCTTACCAAAAATAGTATCTCCCCAAGGGCGTGTGCGAACTTCTTCATGCTTCATTCCAAGATCACCAATACTATTTAATATAGCTTGCTCAGCTAATGTAGCTCTATTTGTTTCTGCGTTCTCAGCAGCAATAGCCCTATTCTTTTCAGCTTCTTCTGCTGCGATTGCACGAGCCTATTCAGCAGCTTCAGCTGCTTTAGCTCTGTTTATTTCTGCTCCGAGTCTTCTATCAATATCATGAGCATACTCGTCAAGCTCTCTAACGGTATCATGCTGTTCATGCGATCCGTTTACGATCACATCAAGAACAGTATTAGCATCCCAGATTTCTCCGATGGGATATACACCTTGGTCAGACACTCTGACTTTAGATGTTATTTGTTTTCGTAGATTAGTACCAGTATCTACGAGGTCTTTAAGTAATACTTTCTTTTCCATAGTATAATTGTTACATTTCGTAGAGACCGATTACGCCTCCACCCTTAACTCTACCAGTCTCAAGTTGTTCAGCCTTAGCTTGTTTCATGGCTATATCAAGAGACTTAACGATATTGCCCACATCTTTAAGTATTCTGGTAACCTTAATGGCTGTGTCAATATCCATATTACCCTATGAATAATCGTTTAGGGCAGCTATAAGCCCCTCTGCTGCGGTTTGTGATGCACTTAAAAGCCGGGTCCCAGGAGTCTCTTGAAACTCATTGAACCGCTTCGCCAGTTCTTTCACTTCTGCAGTAGGTACATACTTCTCATCTTTGAATACGTCTTTGGCTACAATAGAAGCTCTCTAATCTAAAGGATAAGCTTCGTATGGAGTATTCCATTTGTATAACCATATTATGTATTCTATCTCCTTCACAGCTAAGGACTTGTCTTTTGCATTATTATAGTGCTCCCTAAAAGGAGGTATAGCCAAGTCCTCAGTTGCGAGAGATATTTTATTTCCTCTTATGTCGAACATATTGTAGTATTATATATACTATCTCAGTACGTTCTCTAGCATCTTGTACATTCTATGTACCAAATGTCCTATTAGATATGCAGCTGTTTCAGTATCTTCTTCTATACCGTAATACTCACATATATGAGATTGTACATGTTTAGCTTCGTGTATTGCAGTATTTACAAACTGTCCTACATTAGTAGCTTCACCTATACATACTATACTCATCTTATAATCAGTATTACTAAAAGTAAAACCTGTATTCTTTCTGCGTAGAGTTCTTAAAGCTTTGCGTACATCTTCTTTTGGGCAATCTAACTGTTTTAAAGAATCTACTATTTCTACAAAGTCTTCTTTACTTACATTATAATATACTAAAACATTCCAGTCTCTATCCCCAAGTTGTATATATTGTGCTATCATACAAACTCAGACCAATCTACTGGTACATGCATACCTTTGATATCTGACAACCATCTATTAAACGGTTGGCCATCATATCCATCAGGATCGTCAATTGTTTTCTTGACGTACATACAGAGATTTTGATCGCTATTAGGTATGGCATCACCTAAGTAATCAGCTTTACACATATTAGCTACATACACAGCGTCGTGCAGTTTATTATACTTAAGCTCTATACCACACGCTTTAAGCTTATCTTCTAACTCTTTCTTCGTTATTGGAGTTATCTTTCCCTTCTCGTCTTCCATCAAGGATACCGCAAAGTCGCATAACTCCTTCGTGAAGTGAGGACCATACATCCGCATGTATTTCCTAAAATACTTATCTGCTTCCATTTGTACCATTATTTAACAACAATGATTCCAAACGATTAAGAGTAGACTGCATACCGTTGACCTATTGAGTAAGTTTGTCGATCGTTGAATCCCGCTCTTGCTCTTTAGCATATACTGGATTTAGCGTCTTAAGTATATTCTCGTATGCATCAATTGCAGCCTTATGTTTATCTACACTTTCTAAGACATCTTTACTATTCTATAGCAGTGAATCAACTTCCGATATCATAGCTTCTTTATTCTCACTTATAGTATAATCACCATAAGTATGTATAGACAAATCACTAGGCACACTAAATTCTTTCTTCTCTTCTCCTATGCGCACCGTAATATCTACTACTCTTTGCATATTAGTACCAAGACTAACAGCAGGATTAAAAGTAGGATACATGGGACGTGGAAGAGTTACATTATCAATATACCCGACTTTAACTTCGGGTTCGCTAGTTCTATCCAGTATATAGATAGTAGCGCCTTTTCTTAATGTTGAAAACATAATATAACTAAATTAAGTGTTTCGGGGGCCGTAGCCCCCTAGCACTATTAAACAAATCGTCCCATGCGATTACGACGCATACGCAGACCACGACGACGGTTTGAACGTCTCATGCCTGAACGCATATCGAAATCCATATCATCGTCGCGCATATCGTCTTCATCGTAACGATAACTCTTACGACTACGGAAATCCATGTCTGGTTCTCCAGACTCGTAATCCTCACGTTCATCATCTTTTGATGCTTCATAACACTCATACATAGCATCCTCAAGCTCACAAAGCGTCAGCTTAGTCTTTTTAGCATTATGCTTAGCTTCGTCGAGCAGTTCGAATGCAGTATCGTATGCAGCATCACGCATTTCAATAACTACCATAATTCAATAAATGTTAAATGTTAATATTAAGCTGCTATTACAGAAGTGATCTGTAATATGCCATTAAAGCGATCATTGAAGACCGTAATAATACCTGTGCCTGGTAAATCGGCAGCGGTTACAGGGGTTCCATCAAAGAAAGTAAGCGCTCTAGCTACACCATTCAATGTGAGTGTTACAGGCAATGTACCTGTAGTACCATCAGGAATAGCATCCTAGATACGAACTGTAAAATAACCTACTGGTTGAATACGGCGGAAACCTAAAGCAAAGTCTACCGCTGTATCAGTTACAGTTACGTTGGTTGTGCTTAAATATGGAACTCCGTTTATATTTGTAGTTACATTAAAGCACCCCATAATCACTTACTATTAGAATGAAATATTATTACCCCAACCATTGAAGCCACCGTAGAAGTTACCCATATAAGGAGTAGTATTAACTGCGGTCAGCTGAGGCCACTGTACAGGAACTGTATTAGGCTGTGAAGCTTTAATAGCAGCGAGCTCTGTAGCAACAGTATTGAATTTCTCGTTAATGAATGCGGTTTGAGCAGCATTGTCCATATTAGAACGTAACAGAGCGTTATCAGCTGTCAGACTGTTGATCTTATCCTGCAACTCACGTTTTTCGAGGTCACAGAACTTATCGTTGATCATAACACTCTGACTCTGTATTGCATCTACGATATCGCGTGTATTGCGCTCAGCCTGTGTGCTCAGCGTATTTGTCTACTGACATACTGCGAGCTGATCAGCGGCCTGATTTGCGGCCATCTGAGACTGCAGTGCGTTAGTTTGGTTTGCGATAGCAAGTCTGTTTTCGCAGCAGCACTGACAAATCTGACTAGCGATAGATGCATTACCACTCTGTATGGCGTTCTGGATTTGCAATCCGCTCATGCCCACCTGAGTACCTACAGAAGTAATAGCATTGTTAAGAGTAAAGATACCATTCTGAATTGTGCTAACTTCTGTATTCAGAAGACTTGCAAGCTCACGAATAGAGTTACCATTACCCTGGATAGCATTCATCAGCAGTTCACGACCGCTGTCATTAGCAATCTGATTAGAGAGGAAGCTGTTAGAACCGTTTCCGCCCCAGTTACCATTGCCACCCCAACCCCAGATCATCCAGAGGAAGAGGATCCATATCCAGTTATTACCACCAAAACCACCATTGTTGTTAAGAGCCAACAGCAGGTTTGGATCAATGCCATTAGTACTTCCCATCTCAGGGAACATCATAATTTTTGAACTTTCCATAATTTTGTGTTAATGTTGATATTGTTTTCACAATATGTTAATGTTGTTTGTTGTTGATAATCCGCATTAAACAGCGCGGGAACTGTATATTAAAAGGGTTGCCTGGGGATTACACCCAGCTTATCCGCCTTACGCCGAATAACCAGTCACTCTCAACGAACCCTTTTGCGCGTGGCACAGGAATCGAACCTGTGATTCTGGGGTCTCTAAGTCCACCAGCGCTTTACATTAAGCTAACCACGCATATACGCCAATAGGGGGCCTTGACAGGTCCCCTATTAACTGATTTATTAAAATTTGTATTATTTATGAAGAAATGTTCTTCGTTTGTGAGGTTTTGCCATTCGATGTACGCCACCCCATGAAGCTTTTATTACGTAATTATTGTGCTTCCTCAACGCTGTTTTCTGCGTCGCCGCTGCCTTCTGGTGCGGTCTCAGAGTTTGTAGTCTCGACTTCTGTTTCCGGAAGACTCTGAGATCCCGTAGGTGCGCTTGTGGTTGTTTCATTAGTAAAAGCTTTATCTCCAGTAGATCCAAGTCCTGCTTCACCACGATCACTACTGCCGAGTGTATCAGCCTCAACCATATCGATATCTGGTACAGGAAGTATAACTAACTGAGCAAATCGCTCATTTTCTTTATATACTGAAGGAACTACTGCAGGAACAGTACTTCTGAACTTTGCAACAATCTCCCCTCTATAACCAGAATCAACAACGCCTACAGCGTTAGTTTGTGACAAAGGTTTCTTAGAGACAGAAGATCTTGAGAACAGAGCACCAAAGTATCCCTCTGGAATCTCCATACAAAGATCAGTATGATAAACTATAATCAACTCTCCTACCTCATTAAGTTCTGTTGTGATTCTACTTACTGTAAGGTCAAATCCTGCATCAGACTTATGTGCTTTCTGAGGGAGAACTGCATTTTCAGATAACTTCTTTACTTTTACTGTCATAATTCTAATTTTAAATTAGTAGTGGTCGCCCCACCATCGAGTCGAACCCGGACCTGGAGGGTTCTTTAGCCGACTGTTGCATCCAAGTCTTAAACTCAGTCTTCTCGTTCAGTCTGTCACGCTGCTTTCGCTTGCGCCTCGTCAACATTGTCTTCCGAGTCAATTAGAGAAGATTCTAATAACGGATTATTTATTATCCCGCTACCATCCAACGTAATCCAGTAACTATTCAACCATAATTGTTTTTTATTTGCGTTCATTTGTATAGAACGCCTTCCTGTAGATACGTGATTTGTTTTTATCTCGCCATTATTTATTAAATCTCTGGCACATTCATTCAGACTTCCATATCGTTTGAGTTCATTCCAATTTTCATCATATCTTATAACATATAGTTGATTTGAATGTTTTTGTCCAGACTCGTTTACTATTTGTGTTACAACGCATCTACGTATCCCTAATACAGCAGAAACTCGTTTTACACTTTTTTCTTTTTCGTAAGTAGATTCGACAAGTTGCCTAAGATCTTCAGTAATTTCGTACTTTGATTCATTTTTCTGTTGATTTCTACTTCCGTAAGTTGTTGTCTGACTATGACAATTAGGACAAAGAAATCTTAAGTTTTCTAATCGGTTATCGTTATTTATTCCGTTTATGTGGTCTAATTCTAAGCTTAATGCTTTATTATTCCAGTGGGTAATTCCACATATTGCACACCTATAAGGAATTAGATTGTTGCTCAATATATACCTTCTCAATACGTTTCTTGCATGTTTGCTATTTTCACATAGCAAATTTTCTGGATTTACTAACCTATCGTCGCTCGTCTTTAATGCAGACTTTCCTTTAAACTGTTGAGGAGTTAAGTTTAATGCTTCCATTCTCCTACGTACTTGAGAAAATCCCCAAGAATTACCTTTTACTGTATAACCAAGTTTAAATAAAACTTCAGATATATTTATACTGTTTTTCACCAATTCAACAAACTGTTCGTCTGTTATCTCGTATATTTTGTTTGTCATAATTATTACATTCAATTAATCATCGAATTACTCTAAGAGCCTCCCGTGCTACCGCTACACCATGGAGCAGGTCCCATACCGGGGAACGATCCCGGCTGTTTGATTTTCAGTGCCAACATATGAGACTCAATCAACATTTTAACATTTTATTATGAAACACGTGGAATTACAGGACCACGTAACCTGTATTGGGGCCTCTTTGTTATAGTCGGTATAGACTTTCAAGGCTGACCTCCGACTTTATATGTGGCTCTGGGAAGATTCGAACTTCCTACACGCCCGCCGGAACAACCGACATATCGCAGCGCCTGCCAGTATAACTTGACGGTTATACTCGTTTACTTCTTCTTACAGAAAGGCTTCTTAACCCAATTCCAAAGCTTCTTATACCAAGGAGTCTTGGGTTTCAGTATAGACTCAATAGCCTTAATGGCCTTCTGCACCTGCTTCTTATCCTTGATCTCAATAGCAGGATACATCTTCTGATACTGATCGCAGAACGAATCAATAGTATCAAGCGTGAGATGAGCACCGTATGCTACAACTGAGTTAATCTCTGCATCTGTCAGAGGGACACCAGCCTTAGCTTTAGCACGAGTGAACTCAAACTTTATATCCTCACATGACTCAATGTTAGTAAGATCTACAATAATAGTAGGCTTATTAATTTTCTTTGCTTTCATAATTCTATATTTTATTCTGATTAACAACTTTTACAACAATTCTCACAACAATCACAACAAGGATCTGATTTCTTTTCAGCCCACTTAAGATTCTGCTCTTGTTCCCAAACTTCATAGGCTTCAAGGTTTTCCTTCCACTGCTCGTTGTTTACAACGATTACTCTATTTGGGAATTGCTCTTCGTAGAATGTTACTACGATATCGCCAGCTTTAGCTTCAAGCTCTGCCTTGTATTCACCGCGCTCAAATACAATCTTAGTATCTTCTTTAACGAAGAATACATCGTCAATTGCACTGCGTGAACGATCAAAAGGCTTTGGATTGTTGTTTTCGTCCAGCATTATCCTGCCGGTTCTAGAAATGTAAAGTGTATTCATTTTGTATATTGTCTTGTCTTGTCTTCTTTAAATCTGCGCTTTAACTTAAACTTGAAAAGCTGATTGAATAGTATATCTCTAGTATCTTCATCATCTTTCATTTGATCTACTGCTTGCTGAAATGGATGTTTACATACAGCAGCAACTAAATCTCTATCTAAGTTAAGACGTTTGGAAACTTCTCTTATAACTTTATCCAGGTCAATCATTTTTCAACACCGAGAATGTCGTATTGTCTAAGCAACTTACTATCTTTAAGTAAATCAAATGAGAGTCCTGCAGCATCTCTAAATATGACAATATCGCCAATATTTATGGGGATGAATGTATTCTTAGAATCTTCCACTTCGTAATAAAGAGGGCGTTTCAAAACAACACCTCTACGATAATCAGAATTAACTTCTTTAACCTCTGTTTCAACATTGTCGAAGTCTTGTGCTTCAACGCCATTTGCATCTTTTACGGGTGTACCAGTTGAAACAGGTTTACTAAACTCTTTTTTAACTTTGACCGGATCCAGCGGCTTTACAAGAAAGAAATCCAAGAACTGATATTTTATCTGCTCGGATAAGCTCTCAGCAAGCGGCGACTGATCAATAATCTTATCTTCTTCCATGCTATTACTTTTTAAGTGATGCTAAGTGATCTAATACAGAGAGAATGTTATTCAGAACTGTAGCACGTTCAACTTTTAAGCACTCTGGCATACCTGCCATGTCTTCGTTGAGATTGGCCTTCTCGTCTGAATACTTCTGCGTAAGACGTGCGATCTCGTCGAATATGTTTGTGAAAGACTTCTTTCCGTCAGTCGTAACCTCTTCGAGATATCCGTCTGCAATAAGACCCTTTGCATAATCAGCAGAAATAGAAAAATTTGCGTTGTATGAAGAGCTGATCTCAGAGTTCTCATCATCTGTCTTATGGAACTCTTCAGAATGGTTTGCGATGTACATATTCTCATCAGCATTCCACTCGAAAGTATCACCTACTTCCATAACAAAAAAAGATTCAATTACACGTAATGTCTTTGCCATTTTGTTATTTTGTTTAATTAATTACGACCCCATAACGTAGATTTTAGTTCATTTGGTTGCAAAACGTGTAAAATTTTTTATAAAATTGCAACTTTTTTCTATTTTTTACGTTATATCAGTGCCTATAGGGGGAAAGAAGGGGGACTATAGGGGGTTATTAGAGGGTTATAAATACTGTTTTAACTCTTCTTAGTGTATATAATATATACTGGCCCTTTCTATTCTTTGCTACTTTCTTTCTTTCCCCAGTAAATAATTAGACATGAAGAAACAAAAGAAAGCCATAATTGATACTTACGAGACGTTATACGACATAGATATCGTAGTAGCTAATAGACAAGTAAGTCTAGATAAACTACGTAAGTTGTACACATATGGGGATGGAGTTATGTTGGATGATTTTATCGCAGACGGTCTCTCTACTACTGCTGTAGTTAAGCGTATTTCTGACAACAAAACCTGTATTTTGATCAAAGATAACAAGGATACTGATGTGAAATCCATAGATAAAAAGCTTGATCATATCAATACAATAGCCCATGAATCCTTACATGCTGTACTAGATATCTACGATATAATAAACCAAAAAATATGCACATGTAGTCCAGAACCAATGTGTTATTTGATCGGATATATAGCCGAATGTGTATATAAAACATTAACCAAAAAGTAATATGACACATGCAGAATTGAATGCTATACTATATTACGCAGACTTCTTAAGTTTAAAGCAAGAAAGTAAGCCTGTAACTGATAATTGCAAGTATTTCTTTGTACACGGAGCCCCTATAAATAGCGCATTTATAGTAGATTTAGAGCCTGAATACGATGAAAATAATCCATATTTAATCTAGGCTTATCAAGAGTATCAATAGCTTGAAGAGAAGTTCGACAAAGAAGGAGCATTGAGTTTTATTGATGATATTTGTAGCCTTAAAGCTTGTGGTTCTGTCAATGCTGAACAAATGCTTAAATGCATCCATTTCTATAGTACAAAACATGAGCGTAAAGAAGCTTTTGCAGCATACAGAAAATGGAGAAAAGAACAATTTTACACACACGAAACATTTGATGAAAATGGAAACCCCCAACAAACACCCTGTACAAGGTATGTCAAACACGCTGAAACGAGCCTTAAACGACAACAATTACTTAAGAGCAATGGAGAAGATAATTACAGCTTATAAAAATGCAATTAAGAATGGATTATACTGATAAAATGCACGAAATAGAACCGTATAACGACGATGAGAGACGTGTAAATGATGATAGTGACTATAACATTGATTAACCATGAGCAAATTTAGTAATTTATACGATATTGATGGTAATATTATAAACAAATCCCCACAGCATAGATTCACCCTTGATGAAACTGAAGAATTAGTTGATAAATTGACTAAGAAAGTTGAGGAAAACCCTGATAATCAGGTATATAGAGTATATTTAAACAACGCCCAAAAATGGCTTTTTAAGCTCTACAATGAGATGAGTAGGGAGGATTTGATGAAGCGTTTAGACTTGATTAAGAATAGCGTAGATGAAGCTAAAAATAACGCCACAGAAGCCGAGCAAAATATGTTAGAACAGATAAATAAAGCAGCAGAAGAGCTTAAAGAGGCCTATGATAACGAGTCCGATACTACCAATATAACAACCGAAGGAGTAGGAGAGCGAGAGTTGGATAGTGAGATGGAACAACCTTTGGCAGAGCATACATTGTCCCAAGAAGACATGCTTGTAGAAAGAGAATCTGACGTAAATATGGAGGAAGTAATAGAAGCATGATAGAATATATACTAATATTCTTTTCTGTAATAGCAGTGTTAGCTGGAGCAGCAGCGATAGCGGATTATATATATGATAAGATATATGATGAATTATGACACCAGACGAGATTAAATACTTTACCTTAGCAAGTATAATATCTGCAGAAAATGATAGATATACTGAAGATCAGAAGCAAGAGGTAATCTATAGATACGAGTTAGAAAAAGAACAAGCTCAGCCTGATTGGGAGTTTATATTAGAGCCTATAGGAGCTGATAATCGATTATTAGAGTTGTTTATATGATAGATGAAGTAATAGGGAAGTATATAGTCTTAGAGAATGATACTTCACATAAATTCCATAAAACTTTAAAAACCCCTGTAGTTAAGACAGATAATTGTAGGGAAGCAGTATGGACAGCTAATAAAAACCCAGACGCATTAACTCCGCAAAATGTATGTGGGGAGAGAGATTTTTACAAAGGAAAAGACGGTAAATGGCATAGTTTTGAATTATAATTATGGATAAAGAAGGACAGAATTTAATAGACTGCACGTTGTACAATCAACTCGCGCAAGGAGCTGTAAAATATGATAAAAACATCGTAGATCTTATGAAAGATAAGGTTATACTGGATGTTAAAGTGTATGAAGAAATGATTCGTCGAGATGCACGTTATTCATTATCTTATAACAAACTTCACGAAGAAATTCATGATGCGTTTGAACGCGAATACGAAAGTACAATAAGATCTTTACGAGATGAACTTCATAATTCTACTAGAGATTATTTAGAACTTGAAAGAAAGTATCGTAAGCTGAAAGAAGAAACTGAAGAATATCGTAAAACTAACTGGTGGAAACGTCATTTTGGAGAGTAATAGAATAATTTAAATTATGAACGAATTTTTTAGTTTATTAGACCACGATATGTTCGCTAGAATGTTTATTGTAGGCGAAGTGTGGATATCAGCATTAGCTGGATATGTAGTAGGATATTATAGTCATAAATACAGTAGTAAGAAATGAACGATACAGCTTTATCACAACAAGTAGGAGGATCTCACTATAAAGATATGGCTATACAGCCTGTAGAATTTATAGAAAGGAATAACTTAGGCTTCTGTGCAGGTAATGTAATCAAGTATATATGCAGGTATAAGAATAAAAACGGTATAGAAGATCTTAAGAAAGCGAGACATTATATAGATCTACTTATAGAGATAGAAACAGCTGGACAGAATAAATTAAACTAATATGAATATAATAATAGCATTAGTAGCAATGATAGCATGTGTAGTAGTACTTACTAAACCATGGGGATATACGGAAAGCAAGAACAAGAAGCATTAAAACGTTTTAAAGAAGCAGAGAGTACTTATAGAGAATGGTTACATAAACCAATACATGTAGGCAACGGTATATTAGATTAGATAAAACCTGCAGAACCTATTACACTTAAAGTAGAGGATTTGTATGAAATCTGGGATCCAATATATTGGGATATACTAGATACATTACTTGAAGATAGAGTTGATCTGCACGATAGGATAAAGAGATATAAAGAGTCCAGGGTAGCTTAATGCTGCTCTGGATTTTTTTTATTTTTTATTTTTTTTGTTGTATGAGTGTAGAAAGATGAAACACCCCAGGACTGCGTCCCCTACCCGATAGGAAAAGGAAACCACCCCCACCTAAACTTTACCAGTCAAAGTCTTCTCATAAGAGTCGCAATAAACATCAAACTTATCACGATTATGGAACAGAAAAAGAACTTCGTGGCAGTCACTGCCTATCAGGCATCTGTCAAGTTCGAGGGTAAGTGGTACAACAGCAATCCCTCGAAGAACATCGATGACGCATTATTGTTTGTAAAGCGTGCACGTGAGAAGACGCACGCACACAACATGCCATGCAACATCATCGAATGTATTTTATACGAGCCTGCGCAGTAATGCGTGGCTCGTTTTTACTTTGATTGTTTCACCCTTTAAATATTATCAAGATGAAAAAGTATGCAGTAATTAAGAAGATTGGCAATTTCAATGCCACAGTTGAGCGTGAATTCGACAACATTGACGATGCACGCATGTTCAAGAATTTGCTTGTTACCAGTGAGTCTGGCGATTGGGAGTATTATTTAGTTGAGGTGCTCGAGTAGCACCTCTTTTGCTCCCTAAACTCTACCACATTTGTCTATTTATAGTATTTGTATAATTCATAAGATAATTCACTTGTTTAATCAAAATATAGGAGATTTTATTATGAGTAAGAAGATTAGAGTATCAACCGTCAACATGAACAGCGATGTTCAGGTATTGTTCGTCAACGCAAACCTTATTACAAAGGCGTTACGTGCTCAAATGGCAGCAAGTAAGATTGCTAAATGCATGGAGAACAACGGAGATGTGTATCCAGTAATGGAGACTGAAATGGACCAGGACGGTAACCCAATCGTTGACGAGAAAGGGTGCGCAAAAGAGCATCCTGTGCTCGATGAGAAGGGTAACCAGGTATGGTACTATGGGTATCATCGTCTTGACGACACCAATGTTGAGGATTTCTACAAGAACGTAGCCCCGTTCCTCAAGGAACTTGTTGATGCGTTCGAAGAGTAATCTGATGTTTGATTGCAACGGGGGACAGGTACATCCTGTTCCCCACTTTGCTCCCTCTTCCCTCCCTAAATTCTACCATAGCCCATCTTCTTATAAAATTCGCAATATAATATAACAATATTTATTGCCGTAAATGGTTTGAAGGAGGAGACAATTCACCATCTACCGTTTATGTACAATGCAGTTGATGCGTTGAAATCTGATGTTATTTAATATATGGCGGAATATCACATTTAATAACCCCAAATATATAAACGCTTATGGCACAGATTATCCCTGGTTCAGTGATTGGAACCTACGAAACAAATGCAATCACACTCGGTGTCTCAAAGAACGAAAACCGAGACGGCGTCAAAGCACGCTTCGCTATTTTGACAGTAAAGGACGATTATTCGGCAGGTGCTCGACCAAAGAGGCTTATCTTCTTTGAGAATGAGACTATCAGCACAGAACAAATCGCAATACTGGCAAAGTACAAGGCTGCACAACCTGACACCAAAGGTGGCTATCCTATCAACATTCAGGCGCTTAAAGCATCTCCTGAGGACTGGAAAGCCATGGAGAAATGGTTCACCTGGCCTGGTGGCAATGTTGAAGAGTATAAACTCCGCAAAGGTCTTTG